TGGACCTTGGTGATGTTGCCATTGTCATCATCGTTCTGACTACGTAGTAACGTAGATATCCACCATCATTGACATTGGTCCATTTGTCATCATCCATTTCCAGGATGACCATTGCAACTTCTTGGATCAGGTCATCAGCATACCTGTGACAGATGCGAATTGCCAATTCACGCAATTCATCATCCGCCAACAGGTCAATTACTGCTTGGTGCTTAGAAAGGCAGGTCATCATTTCCGATGGCTGCGGCCTGTGCTTTCGATTTGGCCACAACCTTTTCTTTAACGCTTCCTTCTTTCTCTGGTTTCCACGTGTCAACGGAAATAGCAACATCATTGCCGTAGTCATCAAGTTGATCACGCAAGTTGATGTTAACCTTCACGTACTTTTTGCCGTTGTAGATGAACGTATGTTCAGATGGAATCTTGTCCAGACAGATGGATGCCTTCAGCCATGTGTCACCTTTCTTCTGACCATTGCCGCAATAGATTGTTTTTTCTTCACTCATTGTGTTTAAAAATTGATTTCTACAAATATACGATTTTAAACAATACCATTCATCCGGAACCATTTGGTCACAGTCTGTTGATACCTGTTATCTTCTTGCATCAATGCAAATCTGCTTTGAACTTTTTCGTTAGGCAATGCCTTCACTTCATTCCTTTCAAGTAGATATTGGTATAGCAATCCCCACATGGGATATTCCGGCAATCTACCATGTTCCTGGATGTAGTTGATGGTCCAATTGTACATGAATGGTGCATCAATAGGATCACTTGCTGCTTGCAACATCTTTGGTTGAAATGTTGGCTGTGCTGCCTTGCTTCTTTCTGTCTGCTGAAATGCTCGAAGCACTTCGCCAACTACCTTTGGTGACAATTGCTGACCATAGGTTGACAATGTCAATGGCTTGGTGTTCAAATATAGGCTGTTAGATGCTGCCTTCTGAAATGCTGTGACCAATTTGAAATCATCAATGTGTGGAAATTCAGCATCCACAAATCTTGCGATGATGTCAATCAGCATCTGACCATTCTGGTTTCTTTCGAATGGCTTGCATCCCACCAATAATGGCAGCTTGTGAATAGTTACTTGTTGAATCATGTGTTCTTTTCTCTGTTTAGTTTTTCAATCGTTTGAAAGATAGGCAAAATTAGCTGCGGAACAACAGCATTTCCGTATGCCTTTATGCTTTCGTTTCTCCACTTTGGAAAGGTGATATTGTCCAATCTGTCGGGAAGCCCATCATTTCCGCCACAAATCGCGGATTCAGTTGGGAATTTTTGCCATGCGTTTGAACAACCATTTGTGTCACAGATTTCTGCTCTTTGTCGTTGCCCGATACCTTGCCGCTGTCTTCTGCTGCACATGGTGTTGGCAGCAAGTTCTGTGCAATCACGTGTTCCAGATACATTGCTCTTTTCGTTCCGCCATAGATTGCCTTCCGTTTTGCAATCTGTTCTTCTGTTGGAAGATCCCTTGTCTGTGCCATTGGTGTTGGCAGCATATCCGACAATGAAGATTCTGTCTCTTCGGTGTGGAGCGTTGACACCTGCAGCAGGCAATAGTATCGGTTGAACTTCGTAGCCTTCAGCTTCCAGGTCAGCACACACCTGCTCGAAGACCAGACCGGCATCGATAGTAAGCAATCCAAGAACATTTTCTGCCACAACGTATGTTGGCTGAATCTGTTGAATTGCTCGCAGCATTTCGTGCCACAGGTAGCGTTCATCATCGGTGCCTTTTCGCTTTCCGGCAAGGCTGAATGGTTGGCAAGGGAATCCACCTGTGATGATGTCGATGTCGTTTCTGTGAACAGAGTAGTCTGTTTTGATGATGTCATGGTAAATTATTGAATTAGGAAAATGATGTTTTAGTACTTTCTGGCCGAACTCGTTCCACTCTGTATGGAAGACATTGGTCCAACCCATCCATTGGGAAGCCAAATCGAAGCCGCCAATTCCAGAAAATAGTGACCCGTGTCTCATTGGTTCAGCTTTAATTGTTCAACTTCGAAGTCAAACTTGAATCCATTGACATCGTCACCTTTCTCCTTCGCCCGTTTTATCCAGGATAGGACCGCTGCCTTCCAATTGGCCATTGGCACCTGTCCAACCATCCAACCTTTGGACTCATAATAATACCAGAACTTGTCAGCTTCGTCCTGACTACGGCATCCGCAATGATACATCCATTCTCTAACTTCATCCAATGATGGCGCGCCAACAACATTGACATTTCCATTCTCATTATCATTACCATTTACATTACCATTTACATTTACATTAGGTTTTTCAGTTGTAGAACCTAAGTCTGTCAATGGTTTTGTTTTGGTTTTACTTTGGTTTCGGTTAGGTTTTGTTTTGGTTTCGGTTAGGTTATGGTTAGGTTTCGGTTTGGTTTTATTTGAACTTGGACGGCCGCCCTTTTGGCCATTGTTGAATCTTGCAATGTTTGCATCAAGTTGTGGCTTGATCAGCCTAAATGCCAACTTTGGTGTGCCTTCCAACGATGGTTCCACGAAGTTCAAAGCATAGTCGCAAATGGCATCATACATGGCACATTTTTCTTCTGGAGACAGATCTTCAGCAGCTTCGAAGAATGACCTGTAGAATATGAAACTGTCTCTCATCTGATGATAAATTTAGTGCCTTGTTTGAAGAATCGGAATCCAAGGGATCTCAGGATTTCAGTCAATTCAGCAACTGTGTACCTGTCTTCAAACAGCAGTTCATTGTCAATTCGCTTGATGTTGTGTATGACAGATGCATGGTTCATGAATGCTATTTCGGCAATCCGTGTTAATGATAGACCTGTTTCCATTTCTGGCTGTCTCAATAGCCAGAACACCACCGCCCTACACTTCACAATGTGTGCCTTCCTATCTCTTGAATAAAGACTATCACGTGTAACTCCGTAGTAACGCAGAACTGTATTTGTAATATTCTCAATGTTGACACCTTGCCTATTGACAATTGGCGCATTCATCACATGGTCAACAAGTTCCTGTCTGTAAACAGAAACCAATTTGTCAATGCTTTCCTTTTCAATTTCAGTTAATTCTGTCTTCACTTCTCTGTGTTTTTAATTGTTAATAACTCGTTTAAAGATACGAAATTCAAAGCTGCTTGATGATGTCCATCCAATCTTCAAACTTCATTGCCACATAATCTGGCTGATGATTCTTTGTGAACACAACAACAGGCACACGTCCATCAATGGCCGCATCATCCTGTGCTTGTTTCAACGCTGACCAAATGTTCAGACGTTCCTGGTTCTTGCATTCAAAACTGAACTGTGCCAATGGTCCATCAAGGTCTATGATGTCACCTTTGATGGTCATGCCGCCAGACATTGGTGTTCTTCTGACGTTGGTACCGAATCGTTCATTCAGCATCTTGGCCACTTTGCGTTCGAATCGTTTGCCCTTGTCGTTCGCATTCACCATGTCTTCAAATCTTGCCGGTTAACGAACCAAACAGGACCATTTCCAAGGTCTTTCTTGCCTGCTTCCAAAATCATTTCCTTGGTTGCATATCCAACAAGGTCAACTGTGCTGCCATCTACAATGGCCAGAACATAGACATCATGCATCAGCTTCGGAACAACCAAGTTGCCATCCTTTCGGTCAGTTGCTTTGATGTCAATTGTCGCGCCATTGCTACTGATGAAATCGAACGAATCTTTTTCCAGATTGCTGATTATGTCCAGGTGCAGATTGAATTGCTTACTGAATGCGTATTCAGCCGTGAATCCAATCCTGCTTGCCTTCCGTTTATCAATGATGGTTGAATCGGTGCCACATCCTTGCCAGAATCGCATGGATGCGATCATGTCGCACATTGCTAATTCTCTCGGTGATAACGTGATCTTCATGGCTTCAGAATATTATCAAGGTAATCCTTCGCCAACGCCAATCTTTCAACCAATTGCTGCTGCATTTCAACATCTGCAGGAACATTGATGATGACCATTCTGAATGCTTCATTCTCAATCCTTTGATCAAAACTAATGAAGTCACATGATGTGGCACCTGTAGCCAACATACAACCTTGCATCTGCCACAGATACTTCTTGTCAATGTCCTGGTTGATGACGTTCTTCAAGTGATTGGCTGTATTGTATGGGCATTTGATTTCAATCAACTTATCTGTGCCTTTGACCTTTCCATCTGGAGAGCCTCCGGAATAGTCTGAAATTTCGCAGAATCCAAGTTCTTCAACTTCGAATCCTGTCCGCTTTTCGTATTCTGCTTTGGCCACAGATTCGTATTCGTTTCCATGATCCAATGCTGCGCCAAAAATCTGCACACGTTGGCCTGTCAACTTCTCTGCTGCTACTTCCATCATGTAACTGATGGCTGTTTGTCCGAAGATGTCAGCCTTTGAACGTCCAGATGTCATCAAATCACCGAATCGTGATGCTGTGAACTTGCCCAATCTTTGCGCGAACCATTCTTCAGTTCGCTGCAATTCGTTTGTTTCTTCAAAGATGTCCATGATTACTTGGTTTTTGTTTGGTGAAAAATTGTTTTGTTTGGTGAAAAATCATCAGATTCGTCTTGTCCGTAGACATTATGCTGATAGAATCCGGACAACTTTAAACATACACGTGACAATGAACGCTTTTCAGCCATTGCCACAGGATACTTTTGACGTGTGTTATCTGGTGCAGACTCGCCATAGGTTTCAACTGTTATGGTGTGACCATCTGGTCCTGCCATTTCACCAATTGCCTTGATGACAACGTGCTTGCAGTCATCTGTCATGTGAACCATTTCATACCGGACACGGATGCCACGATGCTGCTGAATGCGTTCAATGCCTTGTCTT